TCTACTAATTCAGCTACACTTCTTCCATAGAATCTGTGTGGCATGATAACTGGAGTCATTGATACAAATGGCATTGTATCTATTTCTTCCATGTCTAATAATTTTTTACCATCACCTGCTACTGTGATTTTTAATAGTTCTGCTTTACCATCACCATCTACATCCATTCTTACATAGCATTCATGTATTAAAACATCTTGTGTACTTTTATCACCATCTGTTTCTCCATGTGAAAAATCTACGCTTTGATGTCTTGTAAATTTATCTTCAGTATAATAATCTCCATCACCAGTTGGTAGTGATGCTACTACATCTGGATCATATCCCATTTCAACTAATTCTGTTCTTGTTTTGTTTACTCTATGACAAACAAAGTTTGCAGTATCAATGGACTTACATCTTCTTTCAATAAGAAATTCTTCTGGTGGAACAGGATCTATTCGAACCTTTCCATATAATTTTGTTCTATGTATTACAACATCATGTAAAGGAATTTTATCTATTTCTTTTCCTCTTTCATCTGTAATAGCTTCTTCGTATTTTGTATGATTAGAAACTTTAACTTGTGCGTCTACAACAAGATCATTAAATTCATCATCAGTTAATCTTGTATATTCTTCTCTTTCAGTTTTAGCTGCATCATCCCAATATACTTTAAGTATTCCATTTTTTTGGATTAGTGCATCTTTGAATGCAGTATATAAAGATAAGAACCCATCGTTCTCTTTATAAAAGATATAGTTTAAATAGTCAGAACATTGTCTAGCCATTTCTTCATCTTCAGGCCCCATGCCTTCACAGTTAAATACATTATCACCTGATGTAAATATTCTCATCAATGATGGCATTAAACTTTCTACTGTATCTAAAACATCGTTAGATACTACTTGTGATCTACCTTCTTGTTCATTACCAAGAGGTGATCCTAAATAATATTCTAATGATTTTTTTCTTCTAGCTACAAGTTCTCCACCAATATAACCTGATGCGTTATGTATCTCTCTACTTACTACTGATAATATTTCTTGATTTGATTTTGGTTGTTTTTTCATACTACGTATTTTGTATCTATATTAATTGGTTTATCCCATTCTGTTGTATCAATAGGATCATGAACACACCCATATCTAAATGCATCACTTGCGTGTGAGCACCAGTCATGGAGAGGTTTATTTTTAAACACTTGGTTCTTATCGTCCCATTGTTTTCGATACTGTCTCAAAGCATCTAATCCTGTTTTACATTTAACTCTATCAAAATAACAATTAGCTAAAGTATTTCTCACAGATTCAATTCCATGATCTACTTCTAACTTAGGTGCTACTTCAAAGTCAATCCCTAATTCTTGAGCTACTTCTAATCTTGACTTACCAGTTCCAAGCTCACGTGCCATTATATCGTGTGGAGCTATATGTCTGCTATAAGCATAATCTTTCTCCATAAGTATATCAGCATAGTGTGCTAATGATTCACCAGAAGTTTCATAATAATCTATTAAATGAATTTCACTTCCTATTCTTTGTGCAAACCATATTGCAGTTGAATCTCCTATCCCCAAATCCCACCACGTTTCCACTCCTGCGTTATCATCTACAGGTACTTCACCTATTCTTTCTTCTTTATCTGCTTTGGTTATCAGTCTACCATAATAACTTCCTGATACTGCTGCTGTAAAAGAACACTCAAATTCTTGTTGGTATTGTTCTTCAGTCATTATAGCACGAGCTTGATCTAGCTCATCATCTGGTATTACTCCTGTTTCAGATGCTCTATATAACTTACCATACCAATCTTTATGACCACGTTGTGCAAAGTCAAATACTTCCCAAAACTGGTTATGACCCATTGGCGTACCTATAAATAAAACCGATCCTAGTTTATCTGATACTGCTGGTCTTACAATTTCTGTCCATACTCTTGGAGACATAATAGCATATTCGTCCATTACAACTTTATCAAAGCCCATTCCACGAATACTATCTGGATTGTCTGCCCCAAATATTTGAATACGTGATCCATTAAATAGATCTATTCTTAATTCTGTTTCGTTTCTACTACCACCAAAATGCATTAATGGTTTTGTGTAGTATTTTAAATATTCCCAAGCGATAGCCTTACCTTGACGATAAGTTGGTGCTATGAATGCACATAAACTTCTTTGTTTATCTGCTGCTGTTTTAATTAATTCGTTAATAGCTAATACTGATTTACCAAATCGTCTATGACATACAAGAACACTAAATCTTTTAAGTGATGCGTGTACATCTTGTTGGTAAGGTCTTGGCTTATAAGGTATCTCTACTTCAGCGACTTTTTTCTTAGTCGTCTTTTTGCCAGGAGACTTTGATTGCAATTGGTTCATCTGTTCCTATTTTAGTATTAGTTGATGCTAATCTTGCATGAACAAATGGTGCTGCCTTTTCGGCTGCGTACATCTTACGTTCAGGTGAGCTCATAGGATTGTTTAACACAGATAATAAATAATCCAAAGGAGAATGTTGGTATTTTACAGCCATCTCCTCCATAGATTTCCAATTTTTTTTAGTCTTTGCACCAGCAGGTCTACCAGCTCCAGGTCTTTTACCACCATGGTTATCTGATTTAACTTCGTTTTCGTATGTTTTATCTTCTTCAACCATTATAACATCCATTTACCTTTTTTATTATATTGTCTAAAAGGAGTTCTTGATGCAGTTTTTTCACCTTTATTAACTATAGCTTTACCACCATAATATAAACCTGTAGCTATTGCACCTGGCATACCTAATATTCCTGATTTTAAAGCAAACTTACCTGTCTTTGATAAAGCAGATCCAGTCTTTTTAAATAAACCTACAGTTGGAGACACATAACTTTTATAAGTTTTAGTTGCAGAAGGTATTACTTTTTTATTAATAAACTTTTTACCTTTTCCAACACCTACTCTTATTTTAGATTTAAGAGCTTCTCCTTTAGAATAAACAACTAATTGTGTACTTTTGTTTTTATAGTTGCCATTTACATTAGCCATATTAATAACCTTTTTTCATTTTCTTGCCAGTTTTTTTAGCATATGCTTTTGCTTTTTTCTTACCAGCTTTAGTGTAACTAAATTTTTTCTTTCCTACTTGTGGCATAATTATCCTTTTTTATTATCTTTTTTATTTTGTCCCATTTTATAAGCACCATAAACAATACCTGCTTTAACTGGAACTCCTAAACCTGTACCAATAATTATAGCTTTAGTCATAGGATCTTGTTTTTTATATGTTGATTTTAAACTAGAACCTTTAGATTTTATATATGACATTCCTTTTGATGCTTTTTCTTTACCAAAAGAAACACCTTTAAAAATTTTATTCATGCCTTTTATTGCCCATAATGGTGTACTCATCTTAATAGTCCTCTCATAGCAGCTTCTCTTGAATTAGGCATAGGCATATTACCACCTGGTCGTTTACCCATCATTGCCATTTGTTGTTGAGCTTGAGGGTTCTGCTGCTGTAGTAAACCCTGTTGCTGTTGCATTTTAGCCTGTTCAGGCATAACTTTTGCTCTGATTATCATAGCTAACTTTTGTCCATCTTCAGGACTTAAGTTAATCATTTCATCAGCTAATTTTTCTAATTTTTTACTCATATTAACAATTCCATGCTCTTAGTGATTTATTGATTCTGCTATTAGGATCTCTTGCAGTCTTAGCAGAGGTTAACTTACGTTTCATGCCTTTCATCCTCGCACAGAAGGATGCCCTACGTTTGTTTCCTACTTTTTTACTAGGAGCTTTTAACGTTCCCCCAGTCTGTCTCTTATAACTAGCACGACCTTTGGCATTTAAACCCCCCTTTGGGTTTTTTCCTTCTTTACGTTGCCATGCTGCTGTTTTTGCCATTATCTTTTCTTAGCAGTCTTGGCTGCTCGTTTAAATTGTTTAGCAGTTGGTGCACCTTTAGCACCTTTTTTTCGCATTTTTTCGTTAGATCCTGCTTTGATTCGCTTTCGCTTAGCATGAATGTTTGCGTATAGTCCACGTTTTGCCATAATTATATAAACCTCTTAGCGTATTCTAGTAATTTAGTTGTTTTTCGAAATTTTTTAGATTTCAAGTCTTTTGTAAACTGTTCCTTTTTAGCTAATTGTTTTTTCATGTCAATTTTAAAAACGCTATATGGTACTTTTTTCATTATCTGCCTTGTCCTTTATATCTCTTTAGCTTTTGCTGTAGTTTTTCCGATTTCGATTTCGATTTTTTGTGGATTCCACGTCTTTTCTTGGGTTTTTCCCTAGGTACGAAATGGACAAACTTTTGCTTAGCCATTAATCGTCATCAAATATATCAAAACCTACACCACCAGCTACTACACCTGAAGTAACCTTACGTCTAGTAGATGATCCTAATGCTTTTTTGTAAGCATAAGAATAACCTTGTCTTGTTTTCTTACCTGCTGCTGATAAAAAGTTTAATCCTTTATCCTCAAATCCTGACATTTTTGGATATTTTTTAGAATCTAGTCTTTTTTTGATTACTTTTTCTCCTACGAATCTTAAGCCTTTTTTAAGTTTTGTGGGTCTTATTGCTTTTGCACCCATTAGACCTAATTCTGCCATTTTCGTAAATATAGCTGCTGCCATTATGTGCCTTTCTTGTTATGGTGCTGTACAAAACCCCCCTATTATGACATTTGACTTATAGTCAAAGTCATCGAGGGTGATTGTAAAACCCCTGGTTTTTCTTTATGTTGTTAGTTGTCAGCTCGTTGTTACTCGCTGTCTTTTATTTGTTTGTCGATTTATTGCTGTTGCTAGTAGCAACAATAAATCGTTGTTGTTA